CATCAGCAGCAGCATCAGCAGCAGCATCAGCAGCACCAGACGCATCTTCTCTTGCCATATCGCCAGCACTTGTCCATTCAACTACAGCTTCAACAATATTTCCATTCTGTTTATCATAAAAAATAGTTTCAGTTAATTGTGTTAATGGTGATGAACGTGAATATTCTGGTAAAATAAATTCACTAAATTGTCCTTTATCATTAAACATATTTTCAAGACCTTCAATACCAAAATATTTTTTATAACAAATAGATACGACTAAAATAATCAATATGATTATAATTATAGTAAGTGGTGTTAACTTAAAATCCTTCATTATATATAAACTATATAAGGATTATAAAATTGAATATTTAATGAATAAATTATAATAATATTATAATTGAAATGGAAAGGAAAAAACGAGGAATTACTCCATTATTAGAACGATTTTATAACTCTAATGATAATTTGTATGAATTATCAATAGATGAAGCTGGACGCGGATGTATGTTTGGACGAGTTTATATTGCGTGTGTAGTTTTACCTAAAAATCCTGATTTATTTTCAGGTGTAAATATTAAAGACAGTAAAAAATTTAGTTCTAAAAAAAAATTACGTGAAACTGCTGAATATATAAAAGAACATGCTTTATCATGGCATATTGAATATATAGAAAATGATGTAATAGATAATATAAATATTTTAGCATCTGTAATGAATGGAATGCATGATTGTATAAAACATTCAATGTTAAAAATAAATTCAATGGTAGAACCAACACCAAGTGATTCTGAATATATGGCAATTATAGATGGTAATTATTTTAAACCATATTGTTATTATGATGATAGTAAATCTGAATATTGTCAAATACCACATGTAACTGTAGAAAAAGGTGATGGAAAATATATGGCGATTGCGGCAGCCAGTATTTTAGCAAAAACCGCACGAGACGATTATATAATAGATTTATGTGAGAAATACCCAATTTTATCAGAACAGTATGGATTGGATAAAAATATGGGGTATGGAACAAAAACACATTTAAACGGAATTAATGAATATGGTATTACACAATGGCATCGTCGTAGCTTTGGATGTTGTAAAACCGCAAATATAAATAATATTGATTAATATACATATTTGAAGATTTAATAGAACAAAACATAATAAAAAGACATATAAATATTTTTTTATTATATTTTTACACAATTTGCGGTTTTTCTTTAACCTTTTGTAATTCAATAACATTTGTATCTTGAATAGTATTATTATTTTCTTGATCAATAATACAAACTCGTTTTGGTTTCCAACAAAACAACGTGAATAAATTTCCAACACAACATACCATACATACATCAGTTTTACTTTCACATCCTTGATAATCCAACACAGCACACGTGGGACAACAAAATCTATAAAAACAATTTGGTATTTCATCATTCGTATTATCTCGACGTCTTGTACAATACCAGAAACAAAAGGCTATAAACACTACTACTGCTGAAATAGTACAACTGATTACTACATTATTACTTTCACAACATTCACTAAAATCATCAGCGCAGCATATATTATTATTAATCCCTGGTCCTCCTGAACGGTCATAATCACACCATTTATCAGTTGGTTTGCTAAATACACCACAATTTCCATCCCAAATATTAGGACATGTTAATGTATTACAACCACCAGCAGTATAATCATCACTATTACCACAATTAGCCATCATACTCGCAATATTATAACGATAGTTAAGTTTATTAAGTTGTAAGCATTTTGATATACAATCATCACCATCAATCGCAAGCATTAATATTTCATCATATACATATGAATTACTTTTAACCCAATCACCTCCAGGACAACTCGCATCATAACAACTACTAGATGAAGGATTATTACCTGTAAAATAACAATTAGTGTAACTTGATGAAGAGTATTCATTATCAAGTAAAGTTTGATAAGTTGATGGTCCTTTTTTGCACCAACAATTAATTCTAGTAGTACTATAAACTTGTAAAGGATTAGTAATAAAAAATAAAGCTATAAAAAAAAGGTTATACATTATAAATACGTATAAGTTATTTTCTAAGTCATTGTCATATTTTAATTGCCAAATGGTGTAAATGAATCATTTTTATTTTATTATATAAAATATTTTTCTTCCATTTTTGTTTTGTCAAGTTCTATATATTTTGTTGTATTGTCATTAGTGCTGTATCCTATAATAAATGTATTTGTTAATTTATTATATACAAATCCTAGTGTATATTCTATTCTATTTTTTTCAAATGTAAAAGGGATGCTATATTTTTTCAATTGATAAGTTTTATGATCTAAAATAATAAACATATGATAATAGTATCTCATTTTCTCATGACTTACAATATGTGTAATAAACCATACTTCATTACCTATAATAATACCGTTTGTAGAACCTCTTACATTTTTAAATAATAATGGCATTTTAAAAATATCAGTAGGTTCAAATATAACATTATCCTTATCATGTTCTCTCGATGTATAATCACCAATAGTTAATGGATACCATTTATATATGACCTTAATAGAATTGTTATTATTAACAAATAACACCCAATTCTTCTCAACTGGTTGAGAACAATGATAAGTAATAACAGATGAATTTGTTTGTCGTCCTTTTATGTCAATATAACCAGACTCAATCGCTATTTTATTATCATCAATACCTCTATTTGAATTGAATAATAATAGTTTATTATGAGTTATTAATCTAATATCTTCTAATCCAACATACCTACAATTATACTTTCTATCATATTTTAATTCAAATTCATCTTCTTTTTCCCATTCACTATCGTCTATATTAAAAATAGTTATTACATTTTTAGTTTCAATAGTAGGACCACATTTATAACTACCATCATTTTTAATATAATAATTAACAAAACGAGTATTTATGAATATTTTATTATTACCATAACAAATAGAGGGTGTAGAATTATAAAATCCATTAGTATTAATATTTATAGTTCCTATATTATTATTTAATAATTGTAAATTTGTGCTATGTGGTAAAGCAATATCTATTAATTTATTTACATAAAACTTATAATTAGAAAAAATATTCTGTGTGATATCACTTTCCAAATAATTATAATTTAAAACACTTACAATTAGTTTTAACATATCAATTTTTTCAGTGTTACTGTAAAAACCAATAATAGAAAATTCATAATCTAATTTATAATCATAAATATCTCTTTGGAAAAACAGTTGATTATCTGGATTAATAGATTTACTGCTTATTGAAGCTAAGTTATAAAAACAATCGGCTAATTTGTATTTTTGATTTATACGATAATAATATATGATTTCATATAAATTTTCTATACGTTCAGGAAGATAACTGTATGCTTCTAACCAATAAAAAATAGCAGAAGACATAATATCTAAAGATTTATAACAATTTCCAATTTGATAATATGAATACCAAACTTCTTGTGTCCAACCTCCTAATTTAATACGATCCAAATAAGTATTAATAGCTTCTTCATACATACCGGAATCTTTATAACTATTTGCCAAATAAAATGTATATCTATCATTATTCGGATGTTCAATTAATCCATTTTTTAATAATTTAATGTCGCGTATAAATTTATCTTTTTTTGCGCCACCATCACCAATATCATTTATAAAAAGTGTAGAAGTAGAAATATTATAAGGTATAACATCTTTAGGTAAATTAATATATTCATGTGTAACTCCCCAGTATGAAAAATCCAAATTATTTCTAATAATACGAATATTTTTATAATGCATCTTTTGAGTGCCTTGTAAAATATAATAAGCATCTTTATTCATAGAATTTTTGAAATTTTGTATATCTAGAGATTTATTAAATTTTAAAATCATATCCGCATCTAATAATAATACGTAATCAACATTTTCCATACTTTTACATTCATTCAAGGCAAAATTTCTATTAAATCCAAAATCTTTAAAAGGTTTCTCTATTATCTTGCCATTAACATTTTTATCTTTAAAAAAATCCTGAATAATACTTATGGTATTATCTGTGCTACCAGTATCACATATACAATATGAATCTATAATAGGTAGTACCGAGTTTAATAATCTTTTAATAATTTGTTCTTCATTTTTCACAATCATATTTAGACAAATTGTAGGCATTTTTTTGTATTAGTATAGGTATTTATTTGATTTTATATTTATTTATTCCAAATATTTTTTCCAGTTATATAATAACTAATATAATGTCTTTTACAAGATTTCATGATGACCCACATAGAATTAAAAAACAAATAGATGAAAGTAGTTTTATAGGTAAATATATGTTAAATACCCCTGGACCAGGAGACAAGTTACCTTTTTTTGAAGATCCCCAATTAAGATTACAAAATTGGGGTGCAAACTTACAAAATAACACAGTTGCGTTAGAAAGTGATTTATATGGTTTAACAAGAAAATTAAACCGTGACTTACCTGAATTAAATAATTATAAAAAACACGCAGCTAATAGCAATGTTATTAATTATACCTCTAGAGAACCTTTTGTTCAAGAAAGTCGCGCGAGTCATCCGGCTTGGATGTATAAAGATTTAGAACAACCAAGATGGGAAACCCCATTATTAAATCCATTGAATGGTTTAGAAAAAGGATTTCATGAAAACATTCAAACACGTATTTTAGAAAAAGATAATCATGTAACTAAAATGCCTTCTGTTTCTGGAAATCAAAATAATTTTTATTTAACAGGAAATTCTATTTGTATTTCTGGAAACGAAGAAAGTTGTCCAGGAACTAGATATTAAATTTATGAATACGGATTATATTATATGAAATATATATTCATATAATATAAATATGGAACTTGCAATCCCTCTTGTTGCCTTATCTGGATTATATGTAATGAAAAATCAAAATAAGAAGAAAGAAGATTTTTCGAATCATTCAAAGTTACCAAATACAAATACTCCAGACTCTAATTACTCAGTAGAAAATCAAATCGAGTCAGTTGAACCACAACAAACATCTGAGTTATCTCATAATAATAGATATGATAACGGAGGTGGTGTATATACTGATAAATATTTTACTCAACAACAACCATCACAATCTGATTTAAGTAAGGAGCCTGAATATTTATCACTAACAGGTGAGAAGGTTGGTGGTGATTATTTCCATCATAATAATATGGTCCCATTTTTTGGAGGTAATCTAAAAACTAGTAGTATTCATGAATCGGCAAATGAAAGTATCTTAGATAATGCTGTAGGTGCTGGTTCTCAAAGTACTAAAAAACAAGAACAATCACCTTTATTTGCTCCTGGTGAAAATTTACAATGGGCTCATGGTATGCCTAACCAAAGTGATTTTATTAAATCTAGAATTAATGCTAGTAATAAAATGGCGAATGTTAATCCATTTAAGCAAGAATCTGTTGCTCCTGGATTAGGTTTAGGATATACTACAGAAGGTTCTGGAGGTTTTAATTCTGGAATGGAACAGCGTGATTTATGGAAGCCTAAAACCGCAGACGAATTACGTGTTGATAATAACCCTAAATCATCTGGGCATATGCTATATGGTCATGAAGGCCCAGCTGATAGTCATATCAAAAATATAGGTACGTCAGAACATATGGGTATTATGGAAAAACACCGTCCAGAACGTGCTTTCGAATTTGATCAAAGAAATGTTGAAGGGTTTTCTAATAACAATGAACGAGACATTGGTAGATTATTTGTAACAGGTGGTGCTGAAAAAGGACAAACAATGCGCGCTGTGCCAGTCGCTCGCCATGTATCTAGACCAGAAACATCTGTATCATATACAGGTGCTGCTGGCCATCAAAATGATGGTACGTATATTCCAGGTGAATACATGGAATCAACTAATCAACAATTAGGACCTCTTCAATTAGGTGTAGCTAATGCTGAAGGACGTAATTTACCAACAGAATCTGATTTTGGTATTAAATCTAAAAAAGCATACCCTAATAACAGAACTGTAAATAAACAAGATAGTTATTTCGGTTTAGTTAGTGGTAGTATAGGTGCTGCTGTAGCTCCTCTTATTGATATATTACGCCCATCAAGAAAGGAAAATGTAGTTGGAACCTTACGCCCTTATCAAAATCCTGGAACAAATGTTCCTCAATCATATATTTTTAATCCAGAGGACAAATTATCTACAACTATTCGTGAAACTACTGAAAATTCTAAGAATCATTTAAATATTAATTCCAATCAAAATGGTGGTGCTTATCAGGTAACTGACCATCAAGTAGCACAAACAGCACGTAATGAAACAGGTGATTTTTATTATGCTGGTGTAGCAAGTGCCGGTTCTGGAACTAAAGAACAAACTTCTTATGCTGCTGGATATAATCAACGTAACAATGATATTAAATCTAGCACTATTCAAGGATATATGGTAAAGGGTAATATGGCTTTGATGAATCATGAAACTAATGTTCGTCAAGTTTCTAGAGATGATATGTTAAAAAATAATCGTGAAGTTACTGGTACAATGCCTTACAAAACACCTGACGCATCTACTATGGGTAGATTATCCGGAAATGATAAAGGGTTATACTCTAATATTCAAGCTGATAGAAGTAATCCTGAATTTTTAACATCTTTACATTCCAATCCTTATGTTCAAGACCATCGTAAAGCATTATAATTTATAAATAAATATAAAATTATTTATAAATTTATGAAGTAACAGGATAAGCTGTATAAAGAATAATACTATTTATATTATTAGCTTTTTCTATTTTTATATTAAATTTTTCTATAGGGTTCTCTTCGGTAAAAAGAGTCTTTGTTGTATTTCCTATTACTATGTTACTTTCATCTACTATATTTCCTGTTTCTAATATATTTATTATTCGTTTTCCTAATTCCATACTTCCAAGCATACAATAATCACTTTTACAAGTATCAAACGTTTTTGTATTAGTTCTAAAAGATCTTGTATAATCTTTATTTGTATAGAAATCAATTAATTCTTTGGGAGTTATTAACTTATTTGTTATAGTTGGTTTTGGTTTATTTTTATTATAAAATGAATTTCCCCATAATTCTATTTGAAATCCAGATTTAGTTGTATTATTTTCTATTATAATTTCAAAATCATCAGGAAAATAAGAATTAGTTTTTGGTGAAATTATTATAAAATTATTATTATGTTTTCCTTTATCTAAATTAATAGTATAATTAATTCCAGAAGCATTCACCGGTGCATTATATTTATTATCATGATTTATTGATAAACTAGGAATTACACTTCTAATTAACTGCTTCTTTTTATTATAAATATCATATAATGTATTATATTTTGGTATATTTTCTAAAAATGTTGATTTTAATAAAGAATCGGGATGAGCCATAGATAATGTAGTTATGTTATACTCAGGTTGTTTTAAAATGCCTTCTTTATTGGGGTCAACATCTAACATATAAACATGACTTCCAGAACTACTTAATACCTTTTTTTCTTTCAATTTAGGTTTATAATCAGGTCGTATTAAACTAACACGAGTATATGCTCCTGGAATAGCCCTAATAGGAGGTGCGATATCATCTTTTTTAGGTATAGTTGTAGTTACCTCTTTTAAAGTATTATTTGTTAAAGTTAATAGAACATTTACACTTGTTATTTGTGAAGGAGTTATAGGTAACGTTGTTAATTTAGACTTTTCTGGATTATTTACAGCTTCTTTATTAATTTCCTCATTTGTTTTATGGCATGTTTTTGGATCATCACAACTTTTTACACCCTGTAATACTTCATCTAAGTTATCATATCCTTCATATCTTGATAAATACAATAGTAAAAGTATGAGTAAAAATATAATAACTAATAAAATTATAATTGTATTTGTTGTTAAATTCATTATAATATTTTTGTATATATTAAAATATTATAAAAATTACATTTTTATTGGATTACCTAAGTATATTAATAACCCTGTAATATTATCTGCCTTTTCTATATTAATAATTATGTTTTCTATAGAATTGGTTTGAGTGCTTTTATTCTGAGAAACATTACCTATTTTTATACCATTATTATCATATACACTACCAGTTTCTATTATATTTAATATACGATTTTTAATATCTAGTTCACCAATTATACAACTATCTTCTGATTCATTTGAATCATTAAAACAACTACTAAATACTTTTTTATTATATGTAAATAACTCTATATCTTCTTGTTTTTGAAAATAACTATCTAAATTATCTGGATGAATTATTGTATTTGAATTACCAACCGGTCTTTTTTTATTATAGTTTGTTGGTGAATTTCCCCATAAATCTATTTGACAATTATTATCATAAATATTATTTTCTATTTTTATTTCAAATCTGCTAGGAAAAGTATTTTTTGTTTTTGGTGAAATTATTATAAAGGAATTTGTTATACTTGAATAGTTATTAGTCATTATTTTTGATAAATTAACATTTGTAGGTATATTTTCCGAAATTACAGGTATATTATATTGAAGATCAGATGGGTCTAAATTATAAATTGAAGTAATATGATATTCATAATTTGATGGAATTCCATTTCCAATAATATTAGTTTCATCATTATCATTAGTTTCATCATTATCATTAGTTTCATCATTTTTTGTAGATTTGATTAAATCATCAATAGTTGAAGATTTTTGTGTTTCATTTTTTAATGTAATAACCAAATTAACATTATTTGCTGTCATACCTTCAATTGTAATATATGATTTTAAGAATTTCCATAATAAATATGTTAATATTAATAAAATAAAAAATAATATAATTGATTTTGAATTCATTGTATATAAATAAGTTTTATAATATTTTCATAAAAAACTATTATAAAATATAATTGGAACAGCTGGGCATCGATCCCAGTACCTCACCGATGCTAACGGTGCGCTCTACCATTTGAGCTACAGTCCCATATGTATCTCCCTCTATAGGGTTCGAACCTATGACCTCGCGGTTAACAGCCGCACGCTCTAACCAACTGAGCTAAAAGGGAAAATGTAGCAAGAAAAGGTTTCGATCCTCCGACCTTTGGGTTATGGGCCCAACGCGCTGCCTCTGCGCCATCTTGCTAATAGCTCCTACCGAGACTTGAACTCGGGTTTCAGGATTCAAAGTCCTGAGTGATAACCACTACACTATAAGAGCGATAGATTATATATTTGCACGGAGTGGGGTTCGAACCCACGCGCATTATGCACCAGGTCTTAAGTCTGGCTCCTTAGACCACTCGGACATCCGTGCTTAAACAGTTTAAAGACATATTTAGGTCTGTTCTCACCAATGTGATTCGAACACATGACCCATGGAACTACAATCCACTGCTCTACCAACTGAGCTATAGCGAGTTAAAGCCCCCTACGAGACTCGAACTCGTCACCTTACGCTTACTAAGCGTACGCTCTAACCAGATGAGCTAAAGGGGCATACGACAGTTGCAGGACTCGAACCTACGCGGGAATATCCCAAATGATTTCTAGTCATTCTCCTTAACCACTCGGACAAACTGTCAATGAGCTCCCTGCGAGAATCGAACTCGCGACCACTACCTTACAAGGGTAGCGCTCTACCTCTGAGCTAAAGGAGCATTATTTTGGATAATATTTACAATATATACATTTATACAAATACACATTCCCCATCACCAAACTATTATAGTTATTATTCTTTATATCACTTTTTTTATAAATTAGTTCAATAAAAAATACTATTTATATTTTACAGTTATAATATTGATGGTGGAACCCATCCGTATTCTCTAACAGCATATTCTGAACGACAACTTGGACAATTATTCCCTCCAGCTGATTGAAAATGACGAAATATGCAATCAGAGCAATATTGATGACCACATCTTAATATACATTTATTAGTTGTTCCTAACTCATCCATGCATATTAAACAAGTTGATGTTTCAATCGGTTTTTCAGTAATTGTTAATTGATTTACTTTATTTTCAAAGTTTAAGTTATACTCTTGTGATGATATATACTTGTTTATTTTTGATAAAATAAAACTACTTATACATTCATTTATTATGTTATTAATCGAATCGTCATGATATAATAAATCTATATTTAGAATATCATCCTTGAAAACAGTATAAAATATGTTTTCTGTTAATTTATGTCGTTCATCCATTATTTCATGTATCTTTTCAGTAAAGTCTAGTATATCTGCTGCTTTATTTTGAGTTGTCTTATTAAAATAATGCTTATAACCTGAAATTACATAATTATCTATGTAATACTCGAATGATTTTAAATCAAATTCCATTATTTTTTTCATATTTAATAAAAGTATTCTTTCTAATAATCGTTTATGTTCTGGAACAGTTAATTTAAATTCAGGAATAGTTGGAATAGTAAGAGGAGGAATAGGAGAAGGTGTATTATCAACTTCATTACGTATTTGAGTTACCGATCTTGGTGAATTTAAATCTTCATTATTTTCTAATATTACAGAAGGTTCAGGAGTAATATACATATTATCTCTTTGATTATCAATTAGGATTTGTACTTCTTCTACTACCTCTGTAACTGTTGGACATGTTCGACGATTATGTCCAACCTCACCGCATACACCGCAATGTCTTACTTGCTTGACTCTAGTTGTCATATTTGATTTGTTGTTTGAATGATATTATAATTAAATTACTTTATAAATCATGCAATTTTACATATCTTTTGTATTATTATCATACAAATCAATCACAGATATGCTTTTTTATTATCTAACTTTTCTATTAATATTCTATATTTTGTTTGTATTTTATCTCTATCATGTTCCCATTTATACATATTTAAAGAAGAATATTGATTACGAACAGCAGGTGAATTATGATTAACCAATTCTCTTCTCATTTTAGTTAAAAGATCTACCTTCTTAGCATCTATTATAGCAGAACTTTGTTTTTTTTCCATTAGTATAATAAAATAATAGAAAAAATTTATTTATATAATTTACATAAATTAATAACTGGAAAATAAACTACACATATTTATTGCTTCTGTATTATTATCTGATTTTTGGAATAGCTTTAATATCATATTATCATCTCGGAATCGAATAGTATAATCTTGTTGAATATTATTTCTACCAATACGCCCCATTGCTTGTAGCGTCTTTTGAGGTGTTATATTTGTAAGATCTTTACCTATAAATCCATGACAGAATTGATAATTAGTTCCATATATATAATCAGTTGATGCTATAATCATAAATAATCTCTGTTCATCGGCTAATTTTTTCATAATTTCCATATACTGAATATTAGGATTTTCAATAAACATACCGATTCCTAATAGCAATAACACCTTTAAATGATTATCAATGTTTAACATCATAATATCTTTTGTATTATTTTCACCAATGTTAGATACAAAAGCATTTTCATGAACTTCTCCATCAGGTGACCATATATTCTGATGTGGTCGTGTATTTGGAACATATATTGAATCCAAAGTAACTAATTTTATATCTTTTCGTATTTTATCTATTTCTACAGTTAATTCCATAGATTCTTTACATAATCTACCACTTTCTCGTATTACCTTAGTTTCATCATAATTACTATTCTTTGTTTCCTTTGATAAGATTTCACCTTCCAGATATTCTATTCGTTTAATTAAGTCAGCATTTTTTGTAATTCTTGATAATATTTTTTCAAATACTTTTGGCTGTATATTTGTTTGTTGAATATAAAACGAACCTATCTTATTTACATCATCTGCTAAAAATATAGTAGGACCATCCGTTAATGTATATGCATCTGAAGTAGTAATAGAAATTCCATTACTCTTATTTTTTTGTTGTGAATTATAATTATCTGACAGACTTGTTGTTCGTAATAAACTAGAACCATATTTTGAACTGCTATCCAAACTATTTGATTTAAATATAGTATTTGAGGTTCTTTCAAATTTTCTTTTTTTTGTTGTCTGTAAAAATTTATATAATTCGTCCCAGTGTTCTTCATCAAGTTGTAAAAGCAAATCTAAATAGTATTCTTTTAAACTATTCATTGTAATATTACTAATATTTCCTGTAAAATAACTATCTATCTTATATTTATCATCAATTATATTTTGTTTATTTACGTATTCAATAAATTGTATAATTTCACGTAAGTCAAAATAACGTAATAAAGTTTTATTTGTTTCGCAATATCTAGCGCACTTTAACATATTATAATAATCATTATATAGATAATGTGGTAAGACGCAGTATCCTTCCTTATTTAATATTGATATTGATTTACGACAATCATAACTAGTTATTGTATGTATATTTGCGTCATCAAATTTAGTTTTAAAATCATGAAATACTGGTTGTAATTCATCTTCAGTAGGTAATGTCGCACAGGATAAAACTACATTTGGTATTTTATTATTCATCCAATTAGAATGAATAATACTATGTAATTCATGTTCTTTGTAATCCATTGTTATTGTAGGTTCATCCCAATATGTAATTATTTTTGTTGGTTCATTGAATGATAACATATAATGCATCGCAGTAATATATGACTGAACATCGCATATCATAATTTCTACATTTGTTCCTACACTATTATCTACCTTACCTATTCCACCAGAACGTTTGTTCCTAGTATAATCAACAGCTGAAAAATAATGAAGTCTTATATCAGATGAGGTTTCACAACCAAACGCAAAAGCCACTTTTTTTTCTACTGATATTGCGGATTTCGCAAGTGCTAGTCCAATATGACGGGCTACACATACAAATATTATTCTGTATTCATTTGATAGACCTATAGGTGATAATGTCTTTCCCGTTCCAGTAGGTGCTGTATATAAAATTAATTTTGGAATATGTTTATTACTATCATTATTAAATATAGAATTTAATTGTTTTTGATGTGAAAATAATGTTTTATCTTCATATTTTAAGAGATATGAATTTTTTTCAATAAAATCATAAGCGTTTGTAATGATTTCACTAGTTTTTGTAAAAGAATTAACATATTCTACTATTTTATCTATAATTCCCATAAAATGAACATTTAAATTGGTAATTGTCGCTTTTTTTAATTGTAAAATTGTATATAAATAAAACGCATATCTATGGCGTCTTTTATAAACATGCTTTAACATATTACTTGCTAAGTCTAATAAAATATATTCAAATATAAATTCTTTATTTTCATTGATTTTCAATTCTAGATTTTGAATACGCATTTTATCGATACTTTTTAATGATTTTAACTTACCTCCACTTCCTGGATATGTTATATTATTTAATTCTGTTTTACTACCATACTTCTTTATTACTTCGCGTAAAGGAGTTTCAAAATATTTTTGAAACAATAAAAGTTCTGTAGATTCATTATGTTCTATTTTTACAAACGAGAACAATGACTGATTTATATTATTATGAATATTTACGTTGTTATAACCATTAACAATAAGCTGTAAAATCTTTTTTTCTTGAGAAGATACTGGAAGTTCAATAGACTCCCATTCTGATTTTGTTAATTTACGCTGTGTCAAATCCATATTTAAGTAAATTGTATTATAATTATTATATATAACTATAATACTTGATAATAATCAATTTTTTATGAAAAAATATAAAAATTACTAGGTTAATTATAATAAATTAATGTTTAATGGGTTTTTCAAAAAAACTTATAATAAAATTTCATTTGAAGATATACAACATATTATAAATAAATCAAATAAAGTTTTTATTATTAATACTTTACCTAACACAGAACAAGAATGTTTAATATATAAAACTATTTCTTATGAAACTGAAGAAAACACTATTAATGAATTATTAAATAATTACGACTTTACACCAAATTTTATAATATATGGTAAAAATTGTAATGATGATACTGTTGAAAAAAAAGCAAATCAATTAAATGGATTAGGATTTTCAAATATATATGTTTATTCTGGTGGATTATTTGAATGGTTATTACTACAAGATATATATGGTTCAGACGAATTCCCGACTACAACTAGATTTTTAGATATTTTAAAATTCAAACCTCCTAATATTTTATAATTCTTCTTTTGGTTTTTCTTCTAATACTTCAACCTTTGGTTCTTCATTATCTACCTTTTTAATTTTATCAGGATCAGCATAATTATATTGTACTTTATCTTTTAAATATGCAGAATAAAAGATATGCTTATCTGTATTAGCTAAACCATATACATCTCCTAACTTACTTGCTAAAAATAACAAGTTTGTTACAAAAACTGTTGTAGTTTTACTGTCATAAAAATTATCATAAATAGTTATACCACTAAAGATAGAATTTGCTATAAAACATATCATGGCAATGTAACTAGACATTTGATAAGAACCATCTAAATTTAATATAACATCTCTCTTTTTATCAGGTAATAGTTCTAATGCTTCACCAACAGCATCATTATCTGAAGCAAATTCTTTATTTACTTCTAAATAAGAAATCATCTTAGTCTCTCTTCTAATTTCAACAATATACATTGCGAAAAATGCAGCAAATGTTACAAAATTTACAGAAAGATTACCTACAAATATATTATCATTCTTCGATAAAACATCTGATACTCCACATAAATGGTCACCACATTTTTGAGGGACAAATAATAATAACATTGTTCCCATAAGAACACGGTAAAGCTCTAAACTAAACGCTATGTATGAGCCAGTTTTTTGCTGAAAATCTTGATCACTAATAGTTTCGAAAAAAGAACCACAACATTTAGATTCTGGTTTTTCTTCTTCAGTTGCTACAATTACTTCGCTTTCTTTTACAGGTTCTGTTTCCATTACTGTATATAAGTATATCATATTTTTTTTGTTATAAAAAATTGAATACAAATATTATTTTAGTAAATATGTTAAAAATAATATTTTTATTATCTATAATATAAATTATGTTATCACCTATTATTATTTCTATTGAAGGAAATATTGGTGCTGGCAAAACGACTATAGTTAAAGAACTATATAAACGGTTTCAAGATAGAAAAGATATTATTTTTGTGAAAGAACCTGTTGATATTTGGGAAACAATTAAAGATGATGATGGAGAAACTATACTACAAAAATTTTATAAAAATCCTTCTAAATACGCTTTTCAATTTCAAGTTATGGCATTAACTACTAGAATCTCTTTACTTAGAGATACTATACGAGAAAACCCTGATTGTAAGGTTATCATAAGCGAACGATGTGTTAATTCAGATAAAGAAATATTTGCTAAAATGTTACATGATGATAATTTAATTAATAATCTGGATTATAAAATATATCGTCTAATGTCAGACGAACATTCAAAAGAATTTCCTATAAAAGGGCATATATACATAAATTCTGACGCAGAAATTTGTTATAATAGAGTACAAAAACGTTCTCGTAATGGAGAATCCGGTATAGAATTAGAATATTTATTAAAATGTAAAAAATATCATGATGTATGGTTATCTAATTTTGAAAATTGGGATTGTAATAATAATACAATCTCAACCACGATTTTAAATTTAAATACAAATAGCGATGCTAGTTATAATATAGAAGATACTAATGACCCTGGTAATATTTGGATTAATGAAATTGATAAATATATTCATCATCAAATAAATACATTTACACCTGATTTTATGAAAATTGATGTTTTAGCTCCAAATGTTATTCCTCCACCACCTAATACACCTAGTGTAAGCATATCTCCTAGTTCATCTGGTTCAACTGATTAAAATAAAATTTTGTTTAATTAAATTTTACAACTATCTTTACACTTTCTTTTTTTATTGTTTTACATGCTGATACTGATAATTCTTCACGACGTTTTCTTGTTTTTGAATGATTATTAACTATTTCGGGTGTATTATCTAATGATATACGCTTTTTTGTAGTCAAATTTCTTTTATTCATATCATTTTCGATTATATCATGATGATTTTTTATATAATCTATTATTTTATTTTCTATTGCCCATTTAAAAAAATTTAACTGTCCGATAGTTGTTTCCATTAATTGATTTTCATTATATGGTATTGATATTCGCTCCCATCTACAAAATGGGTCAAATCTTTTTTTAGAATAAGCTTTTAATTTTAATTTATAATCATTATAAACTTTAAAACGCTCATATGTATCAGATAAATTTGATTTTAATTCATATACTGTATAGTATTTTTTTGCAAAATTTGTTACAAACCAATCTACTATACGTAATGATATATCAGATTCTCCATTTATAATTCTCATCATATTATTTAAATTATTATCTTTTTTATAAAATTCCATCAAATTACTCATTAATAAATTATTTTGTGTATTTAATGCGGTAGAACGATTCATATTTAGTATAATTATATAATACTTTTTCTATTTATACGTTTTATATATAAATACATTAATATATTTATTTTATAATAATGCTACATCATATATTCAAACACTATTTATTTCCAAGGTAGTTTATCTTGATTAAACCTCATATTTTTTTTTAAATGATCTCGTAATAACCAAAAATTATACACGTACCAATCCATATAATTATTTGTATAATATATCCAATCTAATTGTTTTTTTACATATATATTGTATTTTAAATGACCGCCATCATGAACTAATGTTTTTGGATGAATATTTAATTTTTTTATACCTAGATTATTTGGCATAATATATAAATTGTCGGAACTATTAATATCATAATTTAATATTCTTATTAATTTATGGTTTTTAAATTCTTTTGGAATACAATGATGATCTTGAACTAGACCATTATATCCCAATTGTTTTTTTAAAAATTTTCTCTCTTTAGAACCATAACTTAAAAGTGTTGTGAAATTTTTGTTGATGATATTATTATTACATATTTTTTGTATTAATGATTTAATATACATTTAATAAATAGTATAAATATTTTATATATAATATTATTATTCAATGATAAGTTTATTTAAAAATTTATATAATTATTATGAAAAGTTTATATTTGAATTAGAATCTATTTATTCAAATTCAGATATTAATGCTGATTCTGATACAGAACCAGATAATACTTCTGAAATAGATTGTGAAATTAAAATTAAACCAGATACTAAATTTGTAGATAAACCTGAACCTGAACCTGAACCTGAACCTGAACCTACGACACCAAAGTCATATGATTTAAATATTGAAGTTGATATGAATACTATTAACGAAGATCATTTATGCACACCTATACATAAAAATATTAATAATACTACTGATGATAATATAAATATATTAAGACAACGATATGTTACCTTTGAAAATAATAATGTTGATAATATAAATAGTAATATTGATAATATAAATGATATATTATAATATACTATATGAATGAAAATTTATTAGAAAAACATTCCAGCGATGAGCGTTTCTTTAAAAGTATAAAACATATTAATTATAATATATGTTTTTTAATTGCAATTGTTGCGGCATATTCTGTTTTATTTGTTACAATGGCTATAAATATTAATACTATGACTATTAATCTTAATCAGATTATTGATTTAATGGATAAAATAGAATCTAACCAAATTAATACTACTCTTATTAATAATATGCGAGATGAATTTATACAAATTAGTGATTGCTTTATTAATAAATATTGCAGACATATTCATTAATACATTAAAATCTATATATTCTACCTTTTCTATATTTTGTTTGTCTTGCCTTTTTCAACTGTTTATTATTCAATTCTTTAAAAGTTATAGGAGTCTTTACTGTTATACGTTTTGTAGGACGATATACATCTGATTTATATTTATAACCTACATCTCCTCTTTGATTTTTCCATTCTTCTTTAAACCAACGAAGTAATCCTTTTCTTTGAGGTTTTACTCCAGAATATGGGGTTTTTCTTGTTCCGTGTTTTTTAATAAAATTTTTTTTATAAGTTTTTACTAATATTCCACTTCTATAAGCACTATGTTTTGGATATTTTTTATATACATTCTTTTTTGTTTTATTGTAAAGGTTACAATCACTAGGTATTGGTTTTGACATATATATAACTATTACATAATTATATTATTAAACCGATATACTATGGAGAATAATACATCACTTAATAATAATAAAGAACTTACACTATAGTTATTATCAAATAAATATATACTTGCTAAAATATATATTACTCCATGAATATAACGCGTTTCATGCCAAAATACCTTTGATAATTGAACTTCATTATTTGAACCTGTAAAACCTTTATATAAAAATCCTATTCCTATTAATAACAATAAACACACAAAATATTTATTTAAATGAGGTATAATTTCTATATATTGTATTACATAAACTAATATTAAACGTATTAGTATGCAGAAAAACCATAAAGGGTGTATTTTCATTATATATAAAATTGATTAGATAATTTATATATAATTTATCATATTCAAATAAAATGTATCAACAATTTGGACAAAAAACTATTATTCCACAAGTATTAGTAAATCTAATATGGAGTTTTGATGACAGGAACCAGATATTATATACCAAATGTATTGAACAACTTAAACGCACATTTTTCAAAAACAGATTAATAGAACGATTACGATTCGAATTTAATATATTTAACAATTTAAGCTCACATAGATATTTTCGGACTATTAATCCAGAAAGATATGAAAATATTTATTTTGAACCTAATTTTGGGTTTTATATGTTATATAAATTAAAAATATTTAAAGGTGACCAAGTACCAAATGAAAATTTACCACATTTTAAATTTAAAAATGGAAAATTGAAATTATAAATTGTTATTATAATGTCTAATATTTTTTATTTGAAATGGATACTACTGATACTACAATTACACCACAAATATTACAAGATATTGTAATATTTCTTAAAGAATATCAAATTGTTATTTCTGACGCAGTTGAAGGCGAAGGAAGAGGAGGGAGTTTAAAAGATGAAGGAACTATTAAAAACGCTTTAATGAATTCAGAAGAATTTAAAAATTATATTATCGATGAAAAAGCTAGATCGTTTGGTGATATTATAGTATTGGATTATGATAATATTACACGACATCCTGTTAATATTAAGACTAGTATTGGGTCTAGTGATAATTGCTTTTCAAAATGTGGAACTGTATATGCTTTTACTGACTTAGATGACCGTTCTATACCAAAGTCTATGAATTTTATGAAAATGGAGGAATTAATGAAAAATAACGGCAAAAATATTCCATTAAAGGATTATTGGTTTCTATGTGTAGATAAAAAAGATCCATCAAATGTTATGATTAGAGGGATGAAACAAATTAATAATTGGGTTGTTAATATAAACCCATCCAATGTTCTTCAAATCAATTGGAGTAAGGAAAAAAATACCACACCTAAAATTCAATCATATGAAGAAGCATATGATACTATAATGGGTGGTGTTAAAAAATCATTAAACTCTTTTTGGAATAATATTCCTGATGATTGGAAATACGATTCCATCCAAATTAATAATTAATTTAAAATTTCATTAGGTATATACGAATAACTTATTTGCCGATGCCCTATTTTAAATCTTCCTGAAAATAAAAACTTATCTTTAAAATTATTACTATTTATGTAACATATAATCTTTTCTAATTCTATTTCTTTCTTTGGTATTAGCATTATTAAACTACCTCCAAAATATTTTACTGTATCTATAAATGCTACTCTTGAATTTCTAGTTAAATTATAGATATAGATACATTTTTTACCAAGATTCGCATGTATAGTATTAATATTTCTTGGAGCACCCCATTCAAACCAATTTTTTTCATTAAATTTTCGAATGCGTCTATCAATTAAACACTGTTTATGTTTTGATAAATGTTCGTTAATATTATTATTTTCACTTGGATAACTTTCTATATAAATATATTTTTCTATTTTATTTTCACCATTTAATACTTCAATATTTCCTAGTTCTTCATTTTTATAAACTTCTTCTTTCCCTGTAACTAGACCTACATAAATATCAAAATAATCTTGAAACATTTTTTTATTTATATTTTCTTCTTCTTCAAATGTAATTAATCCATTGCTATTTGTAATATATAATTCTTTCTCATTATACATTACTATCTTTGGTAATAATATATTTTTACAATACCGAAATATTATTACATCTATAGACGCATTATCAAACATATTTTCATTATGTGGGTGAAATATATGAGTAAAACTTCCGTTTATCATCATATTATTTAATAATTTGGAAGAACTTGTTAATTTAAAGAAATCAGATGGTATGATAAATATTAATTCACCATTATTATCTAGAGAATTATAACATTTTTCAATAAAATCTATATATAAATTTCCATGTTTTGTTCTAATGTATGGGGGATTACCTATTATTGTTTTATAATTTTTTGAAATTATCTGTGTCATAAAATCTCCATAAATTACTTCTTCTCTATTAACATTTTCCAATAAATTTATAGATTCGTCTATTTCATACATATCTAATTTTATTCCTGGTAACTTTTCTAAAATATATTTTACTAGATCACCTTGTCCTATTGATGGTTCTAAAATTTCGTCTGGATTATTTAATATAAACTCCAATACTTTTTCTTTTAAAATTGAATTTGTTGTAAAATACTGACCTAAGTTATGCTGGACTGATTCTTTTGGTAATGAAATTTTACCTGGTGTTGATACACATGGATTCTTTTTTTTCAAATGTGTTGTATAATGTCCTTTTTGACCAAATTGCTTACTACATGTTTCACAAACGTAAATTACCATTTTAGTTATATACATAGTATACATAATTAGTTTCTAAGTCAATTTTATAATCGATTTTTTATTTAGATTTATTTTTTCTGGTTCGTTTTGATTTACTACTAATTTTTCTTTTTGTTTTCTTTTTGTTTGATTTTTTAATACGTTTTCTTCCACCAGATTTTGGTTTATTCTCACATTTTAAATATTTAAATAATTCATCTTCTGTCATTTCAATGGGTGTATCATTGTATGTTTTATTATTTCCACCAATAAAACCTCTTGTTGATGAACGTAATGGATATTGGTATTGACTTTGAATATTAACTCCACACTGTGACCTACAAACCCACATCTTTAAAACTACATTTTTAAGAGGTATGTTATTATTTTCACAATATTCATCAATATCATCAAATAAGTCTTCGTAGTTAAACGATGATTCGTTGTATCTTGTTAATAGATTATTCCAATCATAAATTTTTGTATTATAATTACAGTGGTATAATCCCATTATATCATGATATCCCAAATCTATATCACTTTTACTTACTGACATATTCATATCTCGTAATTTAATATTATTATTGTCAGGGGTAACTGTATCAACTGTATCAAATAATTTATAGCATGTTGCTTGTGGTATATATTTAATCATTGTTTTATCAGTATGACATTCGATCGGTTCAGAGAGCGCATTACCACAATAAGCATAAAATGATATATTTTTGTAAGGAAAATCATATGTATTTTTACTATTAGGATTTTCACTTCCGTGACATATTAAAATAAATGTATGTTCTGTACTAATATCAATAGGTGATTCGAAATTAGAATAATATAATGGATAATCATTACGAATCATATATTTATCTGTTTCTGAATACATAACTTCTTCGAGTGTTTTTGTGTTTATCAAAGGAACGAAACTTGATTTACTATAACATTGTATTGCTGCATAATTACCTGTATTTACATTTAAAATGTATGGAAGAACATTACACTTATTTTGCGTCAGTATATTAATCATTAATGAACATATACCTTTAACCTCTGGTTTAATGTTAATACCTTTACATACATTCCAAATATAATTTACTTTTATAGGGGTTTTATTATAATCATATAGTTCAGCAAAGTCTTTATTAAACTCTACTGTTAAAAACCCACCAATATTTGGAACTAAAGACAATCCATTACAACTATTTATAATATCTTCTAATGTTAATAAAATATAATTAGTATAGTTATCTTGATTAAATACGTTAAGTGTTTCCATATCATTATTATTCAATTCAGGAAAACATTTTTTTAAAGAGTTAATAATTTGTGGAAAAAAATTATAGCTTGACATACATTTTGTAATTTTTTTATCAAATAATTTTTGATTATTAAATTCAGTAATTATTAATGTATCAATTGTTGATACCATAGTTAATCTATTCGTATTCACTTTTGCTAAAATGTATTTTTGGTTTGTTTTATTATCAACATAATAATAACTTAATGGAAAATCAGGCATAATATATATATTATTATTCAGATATATTTTACACTATATCATTTACTTTCTTTATTAAACATTTTATTTTATACACATATTAACTTCTATGTGTATAAAATTGCATTACTTATTAGCATACAATTATTAGTAATTAAATTCAAGAAATTGATAAAACAAAATGACTGGCTTGAGACTTAAAACTAATAAAATTATTACCAAGGGTGATATTATTGAGTTATGTGAATTCTTAAATCAAGAATATCTGGGTTATTGCGAATTTCAACCTGAAGGTATTTGTGAAGGAGGTATTTTATATAAATTCAAACATGAACAAGGTTATAAATCAGTAAGGTTATGTGTGAATTTTGGAAATAGCTTTGGTAAATGGTATTGGGTAGACGATAATGTTATGTCTGAATGGTCTAGGAACGATGATATGATATTTGAAGCTGATAATGAGTTTGATATTGTATTGAAAAACTTAGAAGGAGCACCACAATTTACTTTGGAAGAAATTAAATTGTGGGAAGGATGTTTCCAAAAAATTGGTATTAACAGAATTGGCAAATACCCTAGTAAGAAACTTTTACACCTTTGAACATTTAAAATGCCGACTTAATCTAAATATTTTTTAGGTTTTCGTTTTCTTGTTGATGGTCTTTTTACAAATTTTTCACTTCTATTATATGCTCCTTTTATTAGATTCTTATAAATATGTATTGGTATTTCATCTAATACATCTTTTACATTTTTAACTAATTCATCATATGTTAATCCCTTTTTCTTTTGTAATCGTGATTTCAATACATTAAAATATCCCTCTATCGCATTTGTATAATGTTGATATGGAACAGCATATAATAAATTATTATCCTTTTTAATTACATCTTTTACAAGTTGATTTCTATGACTACTGGCATTATCTAAAATGATTAATTTATTTTTATACTTTCCATTTATAAATTTGTTAATAAAATCAACCATTCTATTACTATCAATACCTCCTTTTTTATATACATCATATCCAATTACACCTTTTGAAGAAATAGCAAATATACCAGTATATTTTTTGAATACTTCTTGACTTTCCGTTTTCACTACGCACCTTTTTCCTAATTCTTCATAACATTTTCTTCTAATCATAAATGAGTTTAATGATGTTTCGTCAATACAAATAATATCATCCAAACTATATTGTTTTACTTTGCTATAAAACTCTTTGAGTTGATTTTTAATTACAATAGGTTTTTTATATCTTGTTTTTGGAACATGTTGTAATCGTGTTTGTTTTAGTGTGATATTAATATCTCTTACAACTCTACCTAAATGAACTCTTGATAGTGTTAGATCTGGATATTTAGTTTTTAATTTGGCTAACAATTCATCCATTGTTATAGTTTTATTTTGTTTAAGTTGTTGCTTTATAAATAAAATATGACTATTAGTAATTTTATATGATGTATAATATCTTTTCTTTCGTGTAATATTATTGGTAGATTTGTATTTATTAACCCATCTCATTAAACTTCTTGTAGAACAACCAAATATTTTACAGGTTTGCACTTGATTTTTAGAATGAGATACATAGTATTTAACTGCTGATAATTTATAATCACTACTTTTATGAGTAGGCATTATAATATATTTTGATTTAAATATAAAATTGATTTAAATATAAAATTGATTTAAATATAAAATTGATTTGAAAATTAATACTTATTTATACTTAAAGAACATAAGATGTCTTCCGAAGAAACTATTAGTCAAATAGAATTTGTAGAACAACCAGCTAAACCAACAAAAATTATTAAAATAAAGTATAAGAAACTTTATCAAGATGAATTGAAACGAAGAAAAAATACTGAAATAAGTTTAGAACAACTAAAAAAAGAGTTAGAACAACTAAAAAAAAAATTAAATGATAATAAAATAGAAATAGAAACCCTGAAACAAAATCTTGAAACAAAAAATAAGGAGTTGACAGATTTAAAAAAAACAAAAGGTTCTCAGTGCTCAGTGGAAGGAAGTAAATATGAAAAAACAATTCATAATATAATTAAGCATTGTAATATTAATAATAAACCATTTAATACACAAAAAGAAGATGAATTAGCTGGTTCTTCTAGTAAAAATGATATTGAATGTAATTTTATTACAGAAAATGATATTGGTATAGAGGTAAAGAAATATAATACACCAGATTGGATGCAGTGTAGTATAAAATATAATAAAAAAAATAAATGTTGGGAAGCAACAAAAAAAGGTAAAAATCCCAATGAATGTAGAAAAATGTTTGATAAATTAATAAATGAGATAAATTTATATGATGGAGAAATACCTCCATTTATGGAGAGACCAATAACACACGCAGAATGGGTTGAATTGAAAAAAGAAACAAAAAAGTGGGATGATAAATATATTGATATTCCCTCTGATTATATATCCAAATTATATCAAGCTAAGGGATGTAATTATATACAAATTAGCAATGGGTATGGATTATATCATTTAGGAAATGACATATGTGATTTTAATGTTCCTTTATTTAATATAGAACAACAACTTAGGATACGAACTAAAATACATACACGAAAAAATAAAGAAGGATTTTGTAATTTATCTGTTACTATTGCATGTCAACCAAAAGATATAACTAATCTTAATCCTTCTAAATATACTCTTGATGATGTAAATAATCTACCTACATCTTTAATTTATAAATCTTAATTTTAGCCAATTATAACAATTTCTGAAGATTTCTTAGATTGATTCATTCCATAACTCCAACTTGTTTCAATAATTTTAAAATCTTTATATAAATTTTTTATATACTCACAATTATTATAAGTCATAAACCAATTTTTCTTCGTTGATAAACATTTATATAATTTATCATGATCAAATGTATCATGCATATCTCCATTATTTCCATATAAAGTAGATGCTTTTTCTAAATAATAAGGTGGGTCTAGAAATATCAAGTTTTTTTTATCTTGATTAGTATTAATAAATTCTTCAAAATCAAGATTATAAATATCATAACTTGTTAGATTCAATTTATTTATTCTATCAATTGACGATTTTGTAAATCGTTTTTTAGCTGCTTCTAATGAAAATCCACCAGATAATGTAGCACCACTAAAAGAACAACGATTTATAATAAAGTACATAATACTTTGATTTAATTTATTTTTTTCTTCCATTATTTTTTCCCTTAAACAAGTAAATTCTTCTTTATCTATCAAACCTATTTTTTTAGTAAGTTCTTTACATAAGTTTTCTTTGTCAATCTTACAAATATTCCAAAAGTTATAAAGAGGTGTAAATTTATCATTCGCTATAATATTTAACTGATAATTATTTTGAATATGAAATTCAAAAGAGCCACCACCAAAGAAGGGTGATACAAAATTATCAAATTCACTAATATCAAAATGCTCTTTCAAAATAATTTCCAATTTTTTACATGCTCGTGTTTTCCCACCTGGATACCTTAAAGGTGATTTATTAGTTATATTATCCATAATAGATGTATTAATATTTCCTTCTTCATTTTCAACAATCAATTTTTTATTATTTAATTCTTTTAATTTTTCTTCAACTGCTTTATCTACAAGTGCCTTAATTTTATCAGCATTATTTTCACAAGGCGTCTTGCGTCTATTATGAGAATCATAGTGAGATTTTTGAGAAAATCCTTTTCCACATCGTTCGCATGAATATTTAACCATTTTCGTTATATATTGTTAATATATTTTATTTTTAAATCAATTTTATAAATTAACTTAAATTAACAATTTATGTTAATTCCCTAAATATTAGAAAGTCGGCGTTTTAAATGTTCAAAGGTGTAAAACAATAAAAAATAAAACAAAAAAGGACTGTATCTTTGTATATAACCTTTTTTTTGGTTAATGATTTAATTACTTATATTTAAATTCATATCCATGACTTTTAGTTAAGTCACCGTTTAAACATTTTACGATTGATGGAGGATTCTTTTTTGAAAAACCTAATTTTTCAATACAATCTATTGTATTATTAAAATCACCTATCAATTTTCCATCTTTAAATACCTCAAATGATTTTAAATATTTTCGTTTAGTTTTAGACATATTTTCTTTAAATTCACGAGTATTCATAGTTTCTTTTCTTTTTAATTGTGCTTTATCATATTTTTCTGGATATAATAACCTATCATTTTTCATTAATTGAGCAAACTTTTCTTTTTCTTCTTCAGTATTTTTAGATTCTTTCAAAATCTTGTAATGCTCTGTATGGTCACCGTTTCCTAAATTATCCAGTCTTTTATCTTTCTCTTCTTGAGATAAATTATTATACACTTCTTTGTGTTTATTTGACATTTTTTCCTTATATCCATCTCTTTGCCATATTTCTGTTTGTTGTTCTGATATTGCGTTAGGATTTTTTTTACGGTATTCTTCGAATATTTTCCTAGTTTTTTCTTTATTTTCTAGTCTGTTCGCATACTCCTTCATAAATCTACTATGTCTTTCAGAAGCTTCAGGATGTCTTTTAATATATTCTCTTTGTCTATCAGCATTTTTCTTTTTATTATCAGGATTACTATAATATTTTTGAAGAGATTGAGATAATTTGGCTTTATCTTCTTCTGTGAAAATATACCCATTACAACCTTCTCCGCCGTGTGTCATGTTATATCCTTTTTTATTACTAGTTCCATCGTCATTCTTATAATAAGAATTATAATAATTTATATAATATATTTCCAAATCATTTAATTCTTTTTTAGAATATGCTACTGCTATAATATTACTTGTAAATTTATCAATACCATATTTTCTCATTGCGTTATGAAATATGAATCTTGAACCTCTGTTAACATCTTCAATATGTTGTTTTTTTCTATCATTTATTGAATATATAGTTTGTCCAACATAAATACCACCTGATGGTGATTCATATAAATATATTATACCATAAACTTCATCTAAGTTATCTATATTTTCGTCTATTGTATTCATTAGTATATAATCACTCATCTTTGTATTATTATATTTAATAGTCTTAATTATATTAAAATCAATTTTATAAAAAATATAAAACTATTACTATTAATATATTATGATTGCTTCACTTATTAACTATATTTTTAGTTATAACAAAACCAACAATAATAAGATAGATAAGTTAGATAATTTATTTAAACAACTTCCATATGAATTAAAAAATATAATATTTGAGTATGATGGGCGAATCAAGTATAAGTATAAACATAAAAATCAATTAGATTATCATACCTATGTAAACGTAATCCATAAACACGATACGAGATACAATGTAATTAGACTGATTATTAATAAAAAACAGAAAATTATGAAAGATACTGAAACTAGACCAAACGATACAAGCTTTTATTTTGAGTTCAACTTTGATAAACAACCTGCTTTAAGTTTATGCTATGATTATAATTGGTCTTACGATAATATATTTGAAATATGCTATACTGATATGAAAGGCTCGGGACATATTTTTGGAAGCGACCAAATTAGAACATATATTTAAAAAATCAATCTGCATTAAAAAAGTCTATATACAGACTTTTTTATTTTATTTTTGTTTTCATATTTAAGCAGAGACTTGTGTATTACCTAAAATCATATCCATTAAGTTACCTTGATTCTCAGAAGCCAATTTATCAGCTTTCTTCTTTGCCAATTTTTCAGCCTTAGCTAATTCCTTTTCATTTTGCTTGATAGCCTTAATTCTAGCTTTTTCAGCTTCTTTTACTGCCTTTACCGCAAGCTTAACTGACAATTTCTTAGAAGCCTTATCCATTTTTGCGTGTTCTTTTTCTTCCTTAATCGCTATCTTTCTTGCTTCAGCTACAATTTTATTTGAAGCTTTCTTACATTCTAGAGCTAACTTCTTACTTGTCTTCATAGCAATCTTTTCAGTCTTTTCAACTTCACGCTTTAAGTCATTATAAGCCTTTTGTTGAATTTTTCTTTCTTGCTCCCTGTTTTTTTTATTAATCTTGTTTTGATTTGCTAAGATAATAAATCTTTTTGAATTTTCATTAGCAATCTTTCCAAGATTAACCATAAATTTAGGTAGTGATACTGAAGACATTGTTAAAATTTTACTTTTATTGTTGTTGTATTAGTTAATAGTTATTATCTAATATTTAGTCATGCAATTTTCTATTACTTTTTAGCATTTATTGTTAATTTATTAATAATTTTTATTATTATTTATACAAAATTGAATAGTTTATTAATATTATATAACAATATAACAACACAATAATAATGAATTCTCCATTAACAATTTTTAAAAATAAACTACCAAATGAACTTATAAATATTATTCAAAGTTATGCGTCTAATGATTATATGTATAAATTATTAAACGAACATATACAAAATATTTTAAAAAAACAAGAAATATATGATGAATTTATATTTCAACAGTATATTTTACCTAACTGTTATTGTCATTCTTTAAGATATAATAAAGATTGTAACCATTGCCATTTATACGAATATACAGACCATTATAAGCTACCAGAATATTTAACATGCGTTGAATATAACGACCAATTCGCAAAAATATTATTCTATGATAACCCTAATTTATTATAAAAAATTTATTATATTTATTAGCAAACAAATTATTAATAAATTTATCATTGGAAGAGTAACTGAACCTCTATTGCAGCCCATATTTTCTGCAATTTTTTTATATTCAGGCTCCACATCTTTATCAAAATCATAACCTTTTTTATTTGTACAACCACCACATTCGTTAAATAAATCATCTACACACATTTGGCAATTCTTACTACATACACAAGTTGTTGCATTTTTAGTAGGACATAAGGTATGACCCATTTGGGGACAATTCGCTTCAATACATGGTGTCCAATAGTTATCTATTTGATAATTACATACATTTTCACAATTACCACCAGTTGAACCATTAATAATTGTCGGTATTATGCTACACAATAAAAATAATAATTTCATTATAATAATTTTATTTTTATTATATAATTATGAAGATTAAATATTGTAATTTAGGTTTGTTCATTAAATTTTCTAATATAAAAAAAAATTTATTTAAACCAATACCCGCAAAACCTATAAACAAATCTATCATAATATACAAAAAACCTGATAATAGTATTATAAAATATACAAAATAGAAACCTTTTTTATTAATTTATAACTTAGTTATAAATTAATTTTTATTTGAGTTTGTTAGGATAAATCCCTTTTATTTATTGTATTAAAATACCAACTGCTTAGTTGCTGTAAGCGATACCAGCCATACCAGACATTACACGAAGAACGTTGTAGTTGACGGCATAGACACGGACCTTGGCAGTGGCGGAACCAGATACGGCACCGGCAGAAAGGACAAGCTGCATTACGGCGTTGTCAATTCTGGAGAAGTTGCAGGAACCAGAAGGCTGGTGCTCCTCAGGGCGAAGGGCGAAAGAGTAGACGTTGATACCAGCATCGGGGGCACGGGTGTGGTGCTGGAAAGGCTGGACAGTGTCGAAGTAGGAACCCTCACGCTCGGAGAAACGGTCCTGACCGTTAAGCTGAAGCTTAGCGGTGACTACAGGGTTCTCACCCCAGCAGTGCATGTCAAGGGCAGTCTCGGCAATGACGAAAGAACCAGCATCGGAAAGACCCTGGACAGTGGCATCATTGGGAGTGGCGCCATTATCAACACCAGCTTCACCGAAAGCATCAGAGGCAATTACAGCTCCACCGAAAGCATCAATGTTCTTGGGGAGAGCATCAATGGCATCAGTGTAGTTGAAAGGTTGGGCACCTCCGCACTTGAAAAGAGTTTTACCACCCTCCAAAGAAGCACAGTAGTCAACGTTGGCATCAGGTTGGCATACCCAGACAAGCTCCTTGCATGGGTGGTTGAAGTTGAGCTTGATCTTGTTGGAAGAAGAACCTACGGACTCATCACCAGTGAATTGGACCTGCTCAATGAGATACTCGTGGGGGTTCTGGGCCATCTTTCTACGCTCATCGGTATCAAGGAAGATGTAATCAACGTAAAGAGAAGCAGCAACAAGAGATTGCTGGTAAGCAGCAGATACGGCCTTTCCATTGGCAGCAGCGGCATCATCTACAGCGAAAAGGCACTCACCAATGGGGCGGAAGTCAATGTTGATCTTGACCTCGTGGTATTGAAGAGCAATAAGAGGAAGGGCAAGTCCTGGGTTGCGGCAGAACCAGAACTGAAGAGGAACGTAAAGGGTGGTCTCAGGGAGAGCGTTGCGGGGGGCACAGCTCTGGTTGATAGCGCTGGAAGAGCAAGGACCAGCTACGTCAGAGCGACCAGATCCGTCATTTATCATGTAGGCAAGCTGGCTGGTGTGTCCAACCATCTTGTAGTAACCAGCTTGTTGCTCCTTGGAAAGAGTAAGTTGGTTCCAGATGTGCATCCAGTCACCGTATTGACGGTCAATGCGCTGACCACCAATCTCAACCTCAACCTGGGCAACAAGTTGCTCACCTACGAAGTCTAACCAGCGGGCATGGACAGCCTCACCAGCAGCGTTTCTCATATTTTGGTTGATCTCAGGAAGAGTGACCTGAAGATAGGTGCGGTATGCAAGATCACCATTACGGCTGATTGTGCATGTTACGCGACGTCCGAAGTCAGCCTGACCAGAGAAGGTCTGCTCAATGGACTCCATAGCGAAGTTAGTGTGACGTCTGTAAGATACCTTCCAGAAGGTAATCTCAGGGGTTCCAGTAAGGAAAACATCTTGTGCGCCATAGGCGACTAATTGCATTAAACCTCCAGCCATTCTAAAGAATTTATATAATGTATAAAGAAAAAAATTCTGGAAAAATTAATTAATTAAATTTAATTAATTTTTTATAGTTTTACTAAAATACTAAATCTTTTTTTTTTATTAGCGTAATACCGACTAAAATTTATGTTAAAATATATGATTTTTTTGACATAACTAACGCACTACCATAATCGTAAATATCCTAAATATATACCGATATTATGTAAGAATCCAGAAATTATATTTGTAATTTTATAAAATACCTTTTTTATTTATTTACTGCGTAATAACATTTCAGAAGAACTATTTGTAAGT